GGGGCCTTCTCTGACTCTCACCTGCCCCGGCACCTTGAGAAAGTGTCGGCTAAACCCCTCAACCTCGGTCTTAACTGGGCTTAGCTGGCCCGGGTTTCGATCGTGGTTGGGGGGCCGTAGGTTCGCTGTGAAGCGAAATCACGGCTGGTGAGCTCTTCGTGCCCTCGTGAGGACACAATCCGGTGGGCTTAGTAAACCCTTCAGAAAGGAGAACCGTATGGTTGCACCTATCACCGGACCCTACACTGCCTCCTGGAATGATTCACAAATTCCAGGGCTCCACTTAACTGCTAAAGCGGCCACGTGGTACCGGCAGAAGAGGCCTTATAACCAGCCTCTCCTCTACTACGCAAGGTTTCGAAAGACCCTCAAGGTCTGTAAGACACCCTATGTTCAAGCTGACAACGTCAGCGGGAATAGTAGTAGTTACATGGCGTTTCGTATTGATCAGTCAAACGGAGACTGGGGTAACTCCTATGTTAATTCGTTAAAGGCTGATGCCCAGAATCGGGCCGCTGAGAAGATTCAGAAATCTCTTAGTGATACGGCGTCAGTTCTGACCGCTCTTGCTGAATCTCAGTCAACCATAAACATGGTGACGAAGAGGCTAGCTATGTTCGCGAAGTTTAAAAGCTTCTTTGAACGTAAGCGGTATAAGGACGCTATTCGTACCGTCTTAACAGCGCAGAAATTCAAGAGCCGTAGGCTCGAGAGTAGACGCGTTCGAAGACTGAAGCGTCTTTACAGTCAGCCTAAATCCTACTGGAAGTCGAAAACCCTGGCTAACGCCTGGGTCGAGACCTGGTTTGGATGGCTGCCGACTGTCGGCGATATCCAGAAAAGCTTTCAAGTGCTCGACAGGCTTCCGCCTGCTGAGTACGTGCGTGTGAGAACGCATAAAGACTTTTCGGTTTACAACGATAACACTTTCGGTAGCCTTTCGTGGCATACCGGTCGAATAAGTTGTACTGCTGGGTGTGTTATTCAGGTTTCTAACCCTAACCTGTTCCTGGCATCGCAATTGGGTCTTACTAACCCGATACTTACTGCGGTTGAAACGCTGCCATATTCTTGGCTGCTTGGCTGGTTCGTTAATTTGGACCAGTATTTCCGACAGTTCTCAGTATTTCACGGGGTTTCAGTCGATAGACCGTGGATGACTCTCTCCCTGTCTGATGACATGCGTTTTGACTGGTACACCTTCGGGCCGTACCAGCTCTACACGCAAGGCGCACAGACATGCTTTTCCGTTCAAAGGAGCCTGGGATTACCCCAGGTCACGCTCCGATGGAAGGGATTGAATCGGCTATCAATCACTAGAGGTGCGACGCTAGCCAGCTTGCTGACGATGCGCTTACCCTCAAAGTGACCACCCGAATGCCTGAATTGGTGTTCGGTTTTTAACCCGTAACCGTGCCTGCGGCCAAGCCGTCCAGGGGTTACAAACTTACCTCCTTAGGAGAAGAGATATGCCAACAATGGCTAATCAAACCATCAAGAAATATGATGGTGTCACCGACATTATTTGGACTGTCGTTCAGACTGGCGGATCGCGCGAGCGGCCCGCTATCTGGACTTCGTCCTCGGTCGGTGCGGCAGGTGCTCATCGTCCAGAATTTCGGTACTGGATCGACAGGAAGCTGAACGGCACTCGCTACATTGCGAATGTCTCTATGCATTACCCGTCGTTGAGCACTAACTCCACTACCGGACTCACGAGTGTGATCGGTAAGAACCGGTTTGTTGCGGCCTGGGATATTGATACCAGCCTGGTCCAGCCGGACGCTAATGAATTGGTGGCCCAATCCATCAATTTGTGCGACCTCGCAGACCTGGTGAATTCTATTCGCCTCGGCGCTACGTTCACCTAACCAGTGAACGGTACCCCTTCGGGGGTGCAACTTCAACGTTTCTTTTGGAGTAAAGTCTTATGATCTCGAATGAGACCAAGACTGTCGCAAAGCTGCTTAGCAGCTGCGTCACAGGGAGTCCCTTTGTTGAACGCTGGACGAAGGCGTTAGATAATGAGGACTGGTCTACTTTGGCCAAGCTGAAGTGTGACCCATGCGACTACACTGATCCGGAACGGTACTGGCAGGATAACCTCCTTGCCAGCCTACTCCGAAAAAACTCTGACCTTGAAGCCAAGACAGCGGAGGCCCTTAAAGCCGAAGCCATCGAAAACTTCTTCAAGTCTGAGCATCAGTGTTTTCAGACCAACCGTCGTATGTATCGACTCAAGCATAACTTCTCGCAAAGTAAGCTTGATGTCGCGGCTTGGGCCATTGTGGCCCGTGCTCGTAAAATTATATCTACGATTGTTGGTCGGAGGCCTCGTGCGGATAGCCGCGCTTTTAGCGATATTGCAGGTGAAATTCCCGCTTACGCTGCGCGAGCTGCATTTGGGCCCGGCGCTACCCTGAGTGACCCAAGCCTTCGGTGTACAACACCGGATAAGCTAGAGTCTGTTCCCACCATGACTATCGAGGCTATGCCGCTTCTAATTGACTGGTTGTCAACGAAGTGGGCTGACGCGCACGCCGAAAGGTGTGCGGTTAATCCTCGAAGAGCGCTGCGCCTCGTAAGAGGTGGTAAGTTCTTTACCGTCAAAAAGACAGCGCTCGTCCTGCGCGGTTGTGAAAATCAACCGTCCGTCAACGTATATTACCAACTTGGTTTGGGTAAGGAACTTCGAAAGCTGTTCCGCCCGTACGTTGATCTCGACTTATCAAAGCAGCGGCACGGAATATTGGCTAAACACGCCAGTATCTTTGGGTCGCATGCGACGATTGATCTCGAGAGGGCTAGTGATACCCTCGCAACAGGTGTGGTCGATCTGTTGTGGCCCTACGAATGGACGCGGCACTTTAACATGCTGCGCACCCGCCTAGCCATCCTTCCAGATGGTCGGGAAGTTCGCCTGGAGAAGATCTCCAGTATGGGTAATGGGTTTACTTTTGAGCTTGAGTCGATAACTTTTTATGCTTTGGCGAGAGCCGCAGCAGGGTTCGACACGCCTGAATCTCCTTCGAAAGATAGAGGTTTCAGCGTACTGGGGGACGACATAATCTGTCCCACCAAGCACGCTCAGGAGGTAATTTCCGTTCTTCAGTACTTCGGCTTCTCCATCAACAAGGAGAAGAGCTTCATAACTGGTCCTTTTCGCGAGTCATGCGGGCATGATTACTTCCGTGGTGTCCCTGTGAGGGGGTACTTCCGGGAGGAATCAATTGAAAACCCTAGTGACATTATTGCGAGCCTTAATGGCCTTCGACGCACTGCCCTTGCGGGTGGCGATGTTGATAGCCGCTGGCGGATCGTTAAAAAGGCTTGGCACTACCTTCTCGGTAGACTGCCTCGCGAGCTTCGAGATCTCCGTGGGCCCGAAAGCCTCGGTGATATCGTCATACACTCGCCCGAAGATGAATGGAAACCACGAATCGCAAACAGTATTCGATATTTCCGTGCCTACAAGCCAGACTCCTTCACGGAGTTGAACCTTGAACAGCATTGGAACGAATCAGTTGTGTTTGCGTCGAAGCTTTACGGTGTCAGTTCTGAAGACCCTCAGGGTCGAGGACCGACTATGATCAGGCCGCGGGGCGACCCGTTGTCATATCGTAAAGCGTGG